TGGGATGTCTTTGTGAATAAAACTAGTAAACTCATTAAAAGACTTTACATCATTCATTTTTGGTATAATCTCCTCTGATATGGTCTGTATCTTGTTTGATACTTGCTGTTCAATGGAAAGTTTATAAGTAGGGCTCATGTCCTCTGAAATACTTTCATATACCATTATAACGTCCTCTATACTGTTGCACTTATTTATCATTTCAACAGTTTCGTTTACCTGATCTAGTGCGTTCTGCTGTTCCTCATTCATACTATTCATGTGATCAATGGTATTATCAATGATCGTCTGCATGAATGTTTTGTATTCAGGAGAAGAAAAATGAGGTACGGCTATCTCGTCAAACTCAGCACAATTTTTCCCTATTGTATTTTCAGTAGGATTGAAATTTAGTTTAATCTCATTGTTTCTCATATACATATATCCCACTAAATCAGCCTTTGCGAGTAAGATATCGTAGCTACCTCCTGTTACTTTAGGTCGTAATACCCTGGTTCCACCGTCCTCTTTTTCAGCCACATGGCATATTACTATCAGGTTTATTTTCCTCATTCTTAATTCCTTCATTACAAAGTCATTAAAAACGTCCTTCATGGCACCGTATCCCTGTAAGGATATACCGCCCCCCTTTTTACTGTTAGAGGCATCTGACTTCATGACGTATGATCCTATGTAGTCATCTAGCATAGTTCCCCCGGTGTCACAAACTATAGTGTCTGGATTGGCTTTATCTAGCTCACCCTGAGACACAAAATCCATTACTCCTTTCCAACTCTTAAACCTGATTACTGTTTTCTTGTTTACAGCCCTTTGAACGCCTTGATCAAAGTCCAAAAGTAAAGGTTTGTTAGTGGTGTTTGCTAAAGATGTTTTTCCTACACCTGGTTGTCCATAGATTAAGGCCACTATGCATTCCTGCTTTATCGGCTCGTCTTCATAAATAATTTCAAAATCTGACATGGTTCATTGGTTTATTTTAATTTAACATATATTTAATTGACGTTTCTTTTTCATACACCAAAACGCCCAGGTGTATTAACATTGATATGATATCAACTATTCTTTCTTTTTTTCCTGAATGGTTTTTATGGCCGGATATATTACGGTCATATTGTATGTCTATAATTTTTTTATAATGATCTGCAGGTATGGCTATCGGCTTGAACTTATCACCATCATTAAGGTGATTATATAAAAATCCTTTGCTATATTTTTTAAGGCCCTTCTCCAATAGAATTAACATCACGTGATTAACGGAATCATTTTTATCTAATGCCTCTCTGTCTGCCTTTATTTTTAGTATGGCAGCGTATAATTTTTTAGGAAATTTAGGTGCAGCCGTTTTATTTTGATCCATTTTAATATGATTAAATTATAATTTTATAAACATATATATTTTTTTTTACAAAAAAAACTATTTTACCTGCTCATACATCATTAGGAATTGATCTTCTGCCATCTCAGGACTCATACCAAATTCCATTCCTGCCAGAGGGTGTGCGCTTATTAAGTTTATCGGCTTATTGAGTTGTAAAACTTGCTTACAATATCCCAGGACCTCAATTTTATTCTGCTCCAATAAATTCTGATAGTTTTCTTCTCGGTATTTTTCGTATACCAAATCAAAATTTTTCATCGCCATTTCCTTATACTTCTCATTTGGATTTTCAGTGAATGCCAAATCACAGAACTCGAATAACGTATATTTGATCATCATCTTGCTATTGGAGTTCATTACCAGGTATACACTAAGTTCGGCAAAGCTAAAGAAGGTTAGGCACTGGCCCCCAAATATACATTTGTTGCTCAATATTCTGGCAACTATTTCCGGTGTTGCTTTTGATGGGTTTAATTTACTTATATCCATAATTTTTTAATTTCAAACATACCTAAAGTGACCTACTTTAAACGAATTAAACAAGGATTTGGTATATTTTGGTGCATATACACATATGTTATGCACAAGCACTACTTATCGTATCCTAAACGAGATGCTGTGTTTCTCATAATGTCGCAAAGCTGTTCAGATAATTCAAAACGCCCTTTGTTTATTTCAATTGATTTCATAATGTTTCCGTCTGCGTGTCTTTCGGTTGCAGCCTTCCAATCAAAAAACATTTCAATTAAATCAAATAGGTCAAATCCATTCACTCCATTTTCGTAATGTTCAGGGTGGTGGCTGTTATTTGTATAATGGTGGTCAAGGGCTACTTTCAAACCCTTCAAATACTCTTTGTACTCTTCACTTCCATAAGTGCAATCTTTGAGCTTTGGTGTAAATTCATCAAACAACTCCTTTTCAGGGCTTTCAAGTTTTGAATCATCGTGAACATTAGCACGTCTAATCAACTCGCTTGATGCTTCTGTTAGTAGTTGTGCCACTCTTTTGATGTGTAGTAGAGTATCTGCTTTGCTATCGTATTTCATAACTACATTTCCGTTAAACCGACCGTGCCAGTGCATAACCGGCGGTATAGTTTATAAGCCTTTGAAAGTTTATCATTGAATTGAGCGGCATGGTAGGCTTACAAAACCATACCGCCAATCCGTTGGGCGTAATGCTAAGACAAAACAGCCTTTTCATAAATATTACCTGTTATCTCACATTCATAATCGTGCAACATTTGCCAAAGTGAATCGCTAAATGTTTTGTCTTGATGAAAAGACGAATCTAAACGCCATTCTCCATATTTATGACACCAAAATACTTGCTGATGCGATTGCTTCATTCCTTCATCCGTATCAGTCCAATCTGAAAGTATATCACCTTCATATATTTCATTTCCGTTTTTGTCTTTAAATCCCGTAAACTGCATGACCTGCCAATTCTTTTTTACAAATCCAAACTGCCCAGATGTATCTACATCATATTCCATTTTGTCAGCAATAAATGCTCTAAATTTAATTTCTCTATTCATTTCAATTCAATTAAAGCACTACGCCCAACAATTGCTATAAAACATAGGGCGTTCGTGCGGTTATTAATGTGTAGGGTCGTTTATTGTCGTCCGTGCTTATCGGACAGTTTCAGCTATCTATGCCCTACGTTTCATAGCATAGCCGTTAAGACCATAATTTTATAGCCGCTTCATATTTATTTTTAAGATCTTTTACTTTCTTATTTGCGTAAGTTAGAGAGTAAGAATGATCACGTTTTATGCTGCCATCTTTCAATCCTTTGTGATATTCAATAGCCTCTTCAAGCTGATGTTTAAAAAACTCTATGCTTTCCGGCATTGAAAGGTCTATTTTATCTTTTAACTTTTCCCAATATTCAGCTCTTTCCCTGTAATGTTCTGCCTTATCAGAATAAGAAATAGACTTTCTCATTCTATTGTGGTTCCTTTCAATTAGTGCCCTATGTCTTTTTTCGCTGTGGTGACCTATTTTTATAGGTTCTGCTAAAGATAGGAAATCTTTCCCCTCATTTGATGCTTCGTAAGCTTCATTGCTTTTTTTGTCTGCTGAATTAGCCCATGACTCTAGTTTATCGTATTTTTTCTTAGCCCTTTCTTGGCTGTTAAAACCGTCAACCCTGGTTTTTGAGTAAAAGAAGAATCCGTCTTTTTTTCCAACTAAATTGTGAACTGTATGTTCATTCTCTTTACCGTACTTTGTTTCAACAATTATAGTATCCCCTTTTTGATACTCTTCTTCACATTTTGCTACAAATACATTCGGGCAATATCTTTTATAAGTGTTCATTGGTTCGTTTATTTAAGTTTGTCGGGTGTAAATTAGGCAATTTTTTGAGTTTGAAAACCATTAAACAATGGTAGGTAACAGTTATATTCATCATTAGAATGGTCTCTTATGGAAGAGTTTGGAAAGTGAATACCTTCTTTTTTCCAGTCAGAAAGAATACTAACAACATCTTCAATTGTTTGCTCATTATCTCCTGTGTCTTCATCTTGACCTCTCGAAATACTACCTAAATCAACCCACTTTTCAAATCTTATATAAGTAGATAGGTTATCTTTTGCCCCCCTAATGCTTATTACGGCACAAAATTCTTCCAATTCTTCTTTATCGTATCTCTCCATCCAGTCATCTTCCGTAAAGTCCCATCCATATGATTCTAGCTCTTCAATTCCTATGGCTATTTCAAAATTTGCTTCTTGTATTTTTTCGTTGATTAAATTTTCCATTGGTCTATTTTATTTAAGTTTCTTAATTAATATAACGTAAAGATAATAAAAAGGTTTTAATAATTAAAACATTTTATTTACTGTTTTCAATCAGATCATTTAGCAGCAAGCTTTCAGTAGAGGTTTCGATTTTTTCCTTACTGTCTAGTCCTTTAGATGAAATTTTCCTTTTTTCATTTATAATTTGATATATCCTTTCATCTATTGTGCTTTTACCAATAAGATAGTGGGCTGTTACATTGCTCTTGACACCTATCCTGTGAAGTCTATCTTCTGCCTGATCTTGGTCTTTAGGGTTCCATCCAGGCTCTAAGAATATAACATGGTGGGCACTAGTTAATGTATGTCCAACGCCCCCTCTCTTGTAAGTTACAATCATAGTATTACTCTTAGGATCAGATAAAAACCTTTTCTTAGCATCACTTACTTGATCATCATCTACAAATCCAGTAATCTGTTCTGCATCTGGAAAGTGTTTTAACAGTTCTCTTATAGTGTCTTTGAACCATGCAAATATCACCACCTTTTCACCTGAGTTATGAAGCTCATTAACCAACTCAACGCAATAATCAACTTTTCCCTTTGCACTTAACTTTTTCAGTATACCTATCTGAACCAATATTTCCGCTCTCATGGAGCTAGTTATCTTATCAGATGAAGCACCTGATTTTCTAAGGTAGTCTTGTAGGTTTACAGAGGCATGACTATACTCCTGCCAGTTGCTAATATCAAGCCTTATGTTTTTTCTGAACTTGTCCGGCAGGTCTTTAAGTACTTGGTGTTTTTCTCTTCTTATAAGACATAGTGATCTTAGCTTATTATTTAGGTCCATGAGTTGCTGATCTGAATGTCCGGCCTTAGATATTTGATTGAACCCATTTTTGCCAACGTCCTTATAATCTCTAAGAAAATTAAAATACCCACCAAAACTATCAATGTGATCTAGTATACTTAGCTGAGCACCCAAATCTTTTATTGAGTTAACTATCGGTGTTCCAGTTAGAAGCTGTATATATTCCTTTCCCTTGGCACACTTTACCATTACCTTAAATCTGTCTGCCTTAGTGTTTTTAAACTCATGGCTTTCATCTATAATTATTCCCTTAAGATGATCACAAAAATCATTTACTTTGAACTTCAACCTATTTTTTCCGGCTATGTCTTTTTTCTTTTCAAAACCATCAACAAGAAACCTTTTTATTCCGTCATGATTGCATATGAAAAACTGATAGTAATTAGAAACCAGTAAAGTTTGATAATTTTTTATATCCTTATTAACTAGAACCTTTGCATTATAATTGGTGAACTTTTCAATTTCGTCTTTCCAGTTGTTCATTAATGATTTAGGCGAACAAATAAGTACAGGCCAATTATCAAACATCATAGAAGTTCCTATTGCCTGTAAGCTCTTCCCTAAGCCCATGGTATCTGCGTTTAAAGACCTTTTAACTCTGTGTCCAAACTCTATTCCCACGGTTTGATAATCCATAAAATCAAATCCATCTTTTAATTTAATTGGTAGATCAACTCTTTCTGCGGAATAGCTTTGTTGTATATTATTTTCGTAGTCAATTATAGTCTTTCGGACTGACTCTCCAACGTTAATTTTATGATGGCTAAGGAATTTTTTTAGCTCTAAAGTTTTTGAAATAGGTATAAGCCAGGTTTTACTTTCATTCTTATACTTCCGGCCTTTTATCTTGCATATTTCATCATACTTATTTTTGCTGTAGTTGAAATATACCTCGAAGTATTCCCCTTTTAACTGGCAATATTCTTGTTTTGGGTTGCTTACCCTTTGTGGCTGTGATTTATTTAATTCCGGTTCTGGTCTTTTTATTTTTGATAGCTTATACCTTGGCATGAAGTGCTCGGACCTGAATTTATTCCTTTCCAAAAATTTGTATAAAAATAGAGCTTCGCCTGAACTCCATGTATTTGAGTACATAAGAGACTTTATCTTGCTTACCTCTGCCTTTGTTACTGGAATCCCCTTAAGTATACCTCGGTGCATGAGGCTACGAAACTCAAAAAAATAACTTCTAATGTCTTGATAGTTGCCTGATTCAGCAAATTTACTTTCTGTACCCACCGCTATATTTGTTTTTATTTTTACAAAAATAATATTTTATACAAATATATGGGTGGTTTTACGATGAAACAGAAATAAATAATATATTTATTAGAAAACGCTTGCTTTTCTAATTATATTATTATACCTTTACAACATGGAAACTACAATGAAATTAGCAATAGAAACTTACTCTAACTTAACAGAAAGAACTTTTGAAGAAGTAGTATCAGAGTGTAACAGCGGAAACGAAACTATAATAGAAAGTATTAAAATGTTAATGTTCTCTGTGGCATAACACAAACGGAAAAAGATTACAAAAGGCAATAAATAAACTTAAAAAATAGTCATGTCAAATCAAACACAATTTATGTACAAAGGCGCTATAATAGAAGAAGGCGAATACTTTAAATACGATTGGCACCATCCAAATTATTACGATGTAGACTATGAAAATGGAGTACCTGTAATTTACGGCGGTGGTAGTTCTGATAGTATTGAAGATATTAAGATTGAAATAGACGAGTTTTTGGAAGAAAATGAATAACGATGTAAATAAAATTCGTAGGTCGTTTCATTTGGCTAAGACACGTTGACGATTAATGCGCCTGATAGGACACGATAAAAAGTGAAGAACTTATCCAAGTTTAATCAGAGTAAGTGGGTTCGATGCCCACCGTTAATTTTAAGATATGGAAACTAATATTATGGATAAAGAAAAAGTACTAAAGGTACTATTAAAAAACTACACTAAAATAGGATACAAAAATGGAATATATAAAGTTATATTTGATAATTGCTTCGAAGATATGGCAGCAGAGATTGTAAAATTATTTGATAGACCTGATGCTGTTAACCTAAGAGAACTGTTAGTTGATTTTGCCATGAAAAGAAATAACGCTCC